ATCAATGTATTTCTCACCACCTTCAACCCCACCGATTGCAATCGATGCCACAAGGCCACTGACGGCTGCAACTTCAACTACAACCAAGGGCGTCGGAGATACGGCAGTTATTGCTAGTGCGGTGTCCCACCAAATCCAAGTCAACCCGGCGGCAAAACCTACGGTCTCGGGTGCATCCTTCCAATTTAATTTATCGTCATCCATCTTGGCTAAGGTGTACCATGTTCCGAACAGAGCAATTGAGCGGTACATTTTCGCTCTAAGGGCGAAGGGATTCTTCCCTACCATTCCCTCACCGAGCAGTCTCAAAGGAGCGCTTTTGGCGCATGATGTATTGCAAGTCTTTTTCCTCTGCAACGATTATGGCAGTCACATAATCACATGGAGGAATGTTAATGATTGAATCAGGAGCCGCTCCTGTCACCGGTGTACCATTGAGATACACTATCCGAGTGAGATATATTTTATCTGCACTTGTGGCCACACAAGTCCCCCAGCTCGTAGTTGAATACTGGCTGGCTTGAAAGTCAGTAGATGGCGGAAGGAATTGCCTAGTTCTTCCGTAGATTACTTGCGACATATCAAACGTGCTTCTTGGGAAACCGGGAAGGTCGCCTTCGGGCGCACCGAAGAATATGTGTGCGTCAATAATTTGTTGCTGTGTCATCCGCTGGGTGGTGATTAAATCTACGAGGAAAAACTCCGAAGTCCCTCGCGGACCCCATCCTTCTTGAATATCAATACCTTGAAAGAAACAGGTTAGTTGCTCTAAATTGTATCCTGACGTATCGTAATAGGACCGCGTCGCATAGGCGGGCGTAAGTCCTTGGGCAATTATTTCCCAGTCGTTACCGTCAATTGTTGCAGGGAAGGCGGCCGGACTGCCCATCGTGATATCAACACCGTCAAGAGGCTTGTCTAGGATGCCTGGCCCTTGGATGCTCATTTCGTTCCCTTCTTCTTCCACTTGATAGGTTTCATTCCCTTTGCCCGGCGTCCTTTGTTGATGGCCAGTTGGGTTTTCCTAGTCATTGGTTTGCCCTTCCTTTTGGGCTTGGTCGCAGTGGTTTTTTTGGATGTACTACGTCTGCGCTTAGTGGGTTCTCGGCCTTCTTTGACCTCATCATTATGGATGTGCACATGAATGTCCATGAGAACACCTTCAATTTTCTGATGCTGAAGATTGCACGGCGATACTCATGAAGTCCTTGAGCGATAAAGTTACTATTTTCGCCTTGATTCTTACGCAGACCCGGTACTGTCGGTTAGCCGCAAGAGCACTTCCATGGAAGACTCCTACGAAGAAGAGATTATCCGAAACCACCATACGGGCGTCGTCTAAAGTTCCGAAGGCGTCCGGAAACAAATCTGGGCCCAAGCTGGCGACATTGTTGCTGTCGTCGTAGAGCAATGCACCCGAAGCGATGAGTGCGTTATCATCGGCGGCGATGAATTGGGTTCCGGGGTTCAAATCCGATAGTTGAAGTCCCCAAGTGGTGGCGCCAGTCGCCGCTCCTTGGTACGAATTACTGTATGCGTTATTGGTTGTGTTGAACACTTGAACGACAAAATCCACCTCTTCTACAGCTATTGCTTGACGGTCCCCTACGTCAACGTATGAAGCAAGGGATACCGTCCCTTGTACGGGGATGTCGAGTGTGTCAAGTATCAGTTCTTCAGTGAGCCAGAAAGACCCAGTTTTTGCTTTCGCCATGGTAATCGCATGCGGACCAGGCATAAAAAGCATGGTCCGCGCTCCGCATCTGGTAAATATCTTGAAAATATCATAAAAGGAGGGGCCCAATCGGCTGGTTCATAGGAGCAGTTTCCTCTGTTTCATGTGTGTGCTCCTATTAACAAGGATGTATATATAAGGGTGAACCTTGTACCCCCTACTATGCGGAGATGCAAACAATGCAGGGTGATGACACCCGCAGCACCGAAACAAGTAGGACAAGCCGAATTAGTAGTCTGTTACGACTGCGCTAACAAGCAGAAGAACCTCAAGAGGTGGATGTGATGGACGACAAGCAGAAGGTCGCCCTAATACAGCGATTGACAGAGGTATGGCGGTTTGATGAGAGTGATGAGCCACTACGAGATAGGACTTTTTGGTTGATGTGGAAGATAAATGATATTGTCAACGGCTGGGACCAGGATGTGGAAGAATGAGAACTCCAACCAAGACAGAAAAGAGGGTTGTCAACTCCTTTATTGATTGGTTTGAGTCGCTGACTCCAGAAGACCGGATGACTTGGTTGCGGGTTATGGATGGAGTGATTAGGGGGGTGGTGCAGAGTGTCAAGTAGACAAGTGTGCATCAGCCTTGATGATGAATCATGGTTGCTCTGGCAGAAATTACCACAAAAATCAAAGTGGGTACGGGTCAAGTTGCAAGAGGAGATGTTTGAGGCTGACTTGCTCCACCACACTCACTCGGAGCGAGCGCGAGCGGAAGGGAATTGGGATGGGCTATGCAACCCCAATTCATTCAACAAAGGCATTTGCGTGAACTGTTGGGCTCCTGAGGCGCTGAGAGACCTCTCAGTCGACCCGCAGACGAAGATGTACATTTCACCGACGATAGTCCCACCTAAATCGGCAATGAAGAAGTTTCTTGAGCAGAAGGGCATCTTGGACCTTAAAATGGAAGAAGCGGACCCGTCACCCAACGATTCTTGAAGACCTCTCCCCAAGGGATATTTTCTACTATGAATTCCCCCAGCATCTTAGCTGGGATGTGAAGAGGGTTGACAACTGATAAAGTAATGTCTGAAGCCTGAACTAATGCTTCTATCTTCTCGGGGTCTTTCACGTGTTCCGGATAATTCAAGGGGTTGATATAATCAATGTATTTCTCACCACCTTCAACCCCACCGATTGCAATCGATGCCACAAGGCCACTGACGGCTGCAACTTCAACTACAACCAAGGGCGTCGGAGATACGGCAGTTATTGCTAGTGCGGTGTCCCACCAAATCCAAGTCAA